GAGCTTCAAAGCGTTCTCTTCGGTCTGCGCGTTGGAAGTCGTCAGTGTCAAATAATGCGACCTGTCCTCTTGGTAGTAGTCGGCTGAATGCTTGTTCTATGCGTGACATGTAGCCCCGTAGTGTGTAGGTGACAAATGAGCGGTTATCTTGCGTGACGTTGCTGTAGGTTTTGCTGTTGCCGTCGGTGCTGACGCCTACCATGTGCGGATATACGCCAAACACGGTGCATAGTTGTTCTGCGCTGTACCTGCGTGATTCTAATAGTTGTAGGTCATCAGGGGAGAAGCTCAGCGGCTGGTAGCTTAGACCGCCACTCAAAACCGCCGGGCTTTTCTGCCGTCCCCCGTGCGCCTGTAGAAACGCTGACTTTAGTTCTTTCGCTTCGTCCTGCGATAATTCGCTAGGACTGTTAATAACACCGCTAGGAATACTACCGTTTACGTGCATTTCGCTAGCTGACTCGTCACCTGCCAGGCTTAGACCTAGTGTTCTGCGTTGTAACTGTAACGGTCCAGCGCCCATGATATTGCCTGCGGATATGACACCGCCCCTTATATGCAATATTTGCGATGCGTCGTATGTGTTCCGGTTCACCTTGTAGATGATTTGACCATCGTCGAGCATCTGGACCGTTACAGCGTCAGGGGATAACAGAACAGCGGTTTGATAAAAGTTGTTTCGGTCTGTGTTGCCTAGTAAGAAGTAGGCGTTGCCTCGCATAACTAGAGAACTAACGGCGCTGGCTATTGTTTCCATACGTGTAAAGTTCGGGTCTGGTTGCCGTAGTATTGCCGGTGTTGGGTCTAGGCGCTGATCGTCCCTGTATGCGTCAAACGGTAAACTGCCGATGCTGTCGCTTATGAGTTGTACACAACGGTACGCAACGGGTATCGAAAGTGTCGTACCTTCGGTGACGTTTAGCCCACCTGTTAGGCTTTGCGGTGGTAGGTAACGGTCTGGCAGGGTTATTTGTGTGCTACGGTTCTGCCGTCCTAATAAGCTGTTGATTATCATTTACTGTTTTCCAATGCCGCCCCTATCAGTACAGCTACTATGCCACCAGCGATGAGGCAGGCGGCTAGGTTCCAAATCAGGTATATAGCGAAACAGATTGCTGTTACGCCTATTAGTTCTAGCGCTAAGGCTAGGTATTTTTTTTCTATCATACTCTATATTGTCCTATGTTTAGTGTATAGCAACCTTTGGTGTCGGGTTGGCTAGGTTGTTGGTTAATGCGTACCTGGCAATGGTGCAGGCTACTAGTGGTGTTATGTCTACGTTGTCTGCGGTTTTGCGTGACCATGCCCATTGTTCGCCTAGTTTGCGTTTTGTTGCGCCTTCGATTGCGTGCTGTAATCGTATGTCGCCCATGTGTGAGATAGTGCCGTCTTGTACGGCGTCGTAGAAGGATCCGCAAGCCTGCCCGTACTGGCGCATGTTGATCGGTATAATATGCACATTTTCTGCTTCTAGTTCACCTATGAGGCTACTGGCGGCGGCGCCTGAGTCTATAACAAACGGCATACGCCACTTTTGATGTAGTTGCAGTATGCGGTCTTTTAGCCAGCCGATACGGTTTTCTGATTCTATGACTTCTAGCGCTGTGTATGCGCCTGCTAAACCGGCGGCTCCGATGCTTGCCCTGTCCCTGTCCGGGCTTACATCTACACCAAACACCATATAGCTACCTATTTGTATGTCTTCTCGTTGTAGTGCCGCCCATTGTTCAGGGTCAATAACTGTCTGGCTTTTCAGGCTATGCCAAATATTTAGCCATTCTGACATGAATATTAGCGGTTCTGTTGTTTGTACTGCTTCGCGTACTGCTTCTATTGTTACGCCATGTTTTTCGCCTAGTGTGGGTATTGCTTCGTACCAAGTTTGCTCATCGTGTATATCGCAGTCTTCAGCCGCCGCCCATTCAAGCCAACACAGCGAAGGGTTACCGGCATGCCCTAGCTTGCGGTAGTGAGATAGCATCGTCGAATATGGTCCACCTGCGTTGCTGGTAAGCCACATTTGTGCGCTTTTCTTCGTCGCCATAGTCGGCTGTAAGCTGGCTACTAGTCGCAGGTCATGTGTTAAGGCTTCGTCAATAATTGCGCAATCTACGGTTAGACCCCTACCGCCCTGTGCGGACGGCGTAACTATCCGAAACTGACTCCCGTTGTTCATATATAAGGCTTCTTGCCCGTTAGCGCGTACATAGCGTTTAACACGTTTCGCAAATGGTGTAGACATTAGCAACGCTACCATTTCGTCAAAGCGCAATCTGGCTAGGTTCCTGTCCTGTGCCGTGTAAATTGTGACTGTGCCGGGCTTGAGTAGTTCTAAGGCGGCGCGTATAGCGGCTAGTGCTGTTTTGCCGTTTTGTCTGCCTACGGTTACGCCTACTGTTCTGTAGTGGTAGTTGCCTTCTGTGTCTAGTTCTAGCGCTACGTCAGCTACTTGCCGTTGCCACTCGAATAACTCGAAGCCTAATTGTTCGGCTACTTTTGCTAATTGTGCGCCGTGTGTTAGTCGGTCTGGGTTGCGTTCAGTCGCCCAGCGTGCCGGTTTCATAGTGGTAGTACTTCTTGTGCTAGTCTGCGTGCCGCTATTTCGCAGTATTGTTCTTCTATTTCTATGCCTATGCTTTTGCGGTTTAAGTCTTTAGCGGCGCGTAAAGTTGATCCTGAACCCATAAACGGGTCTATTATTACGCCTTCTGGCATGTAATCTATGCAACGGCGTAATAACTTAACTGGTTTCTGTGTTGGGTGAAATCTTTTTTCGTTGTGTTTGTCGGCGTTTACAATACCGCCGTGTTGTAGCCGTATCATGTGACCGGCTAAATCTTTTGTCGTGTTAATCCATGCCAGCTCAAAGGGTGACCCTAGCATTTTGTCGGCGCTTTCAACTACGCGTTTGTCCCAACATATCCAACGCCCTGCAACGGGTAAACAATCGGCAAAGTGATTAATTCCGAATACAAGCATAGGTTTTGGGTGAATCTCTCTAATTATCCACCTAGCTAAGTCTGTGTTTTCATCGCCTGCTATCTTTTTGTAATCTCTAGCGCCTTTGATTGTTTGCTGGTAGTTGATGCCGTATGGTGGGTCGGTTACTACAACGTCAAACGATAACTGCGGTACTAGTTCCCTAGCATCAGCGTTATATATCGTCGCGTGGTCGTCTTGGTAGTACGGTTTCATCATGTACCTTATATTCTTTTAACGTTGCCTGATAGCTAGGGTGATTTATGTAGGCGTAGCATTGGTCGCATAGCGCCCAGCGTGTAGCCCAGTTGTCGCACATCTCACACTTATACGACATCAGCGTGTCAGCTCCCTGCTTAAATCTTCCCACACGTCATGATCGGCTTCTATGCCTAACCTGTCTAAACACTTAAACAACTGCACACTAAGCCCGGTTATAAGTTTCGGGTCGTAGTTGCCGTTTTCTACATTGTCCCACGCGTCAGCTATTGCGCGTAACGCTACGCATAGGCTAGCGTTTGCCTGCGGTACAGTCGCCAGTACGATTTCGGCGGCTTCTCTATGTCGTGCGTTAGGTATTGTCATTTTGTAGCCTGTTGCGTATACGTCTTGACCAAGTAAATGCAGGGTCTCCGCCCCATAATGCCCACGCTATGCGTCCTGCACTTGGGTAGCCTTCTTCGCCCCTGTTGAAGCCCTGCCCTTGCTTATCGACTTCGTGTCGTGATAGGAAACTGAACATGCGTAGCACGGTGTTAGCGCTTAAGTTCTTGCCACTACTAATGTCACGTCCACGGGCTACGCCTACAGCGGTGCCGCCCCTACCAAATTCACGACGCCACGCCAAACCACGTTCAGCTTCAGCGCGCATAGCGGCAGTAGGTTCGTAACTATCCTGCCGGGCTAATAACCGTTCAATGTCTTTATCTACCATTCTCTAGACCTTCTATGCTTCCTACGTCTGTCATTCACGATCTTAGCACCCATTCGACTATTGCACCCCTTACAACACGGCACTAAGTCACCCTGCCACAATTCAGGCGCAGGAAACGAAGACAACGGCGGCACATGATCAGCGGTATCAGCACGCTTAACCTTACAATACGCACAAATAGGGTTACCCAAAAGGAGTACCTCACGGGCACGGCGGTATTTGTACGAATAACCAGACATTACGCTAAAAAACATCCTCTCACCTGCAATTTTGTTAAACAACACCATAAAACTATTTTATTGGGGAGATTTAATGCAT